AAAGAACTTGGAGTCACATTTAAACCCATAAGTAACTATCTATGAAAATCCTTGTCTCGCTCTTCGTCTACAATGAACGAAAATATATTCCAGCCTTTATTGAATACTATAAACGGCAAGGATGCAAGATTCTGGTCATTGATAATTACTCTACTGATGGCACATTTGAGTATCTCGTAAAAAATAAGATCAGTGTCTTTAGATGTGATACCAATGGAGCTTTTCATTTACGCAAACTCCAAGATGCCCTCACAGCACAGATAGCGAGACAGAGGCCGCATTGGGTCATATATGCCGGAGCAGATCTCTATTATTCTTTTAACAAAAGCATTGCTGAAACAATTAAAGAGATAGATGCACAGGGATATAATCAGATAACCGTGCAACATCTTGAAGCCATGAACACAGGGGAGCAGGGAAATAAGTCCCTTCAGGAAAAGTTTTTCTATGGCATCCCATTGAAAAAATTGACAATGATCTCAAAATTTCAATCCGGCTTCTTTATCATTGCCGATGAGTTAAGAATAAAAGATCCTAAACCAATAACCGTTCCTGGCATCGTAATCAATTACGGAGCCTGTAAGCCAAAAGCAGAACAGGAACAGAAACTTCAAAGGAGACAGAAAGCATGGAACGAAGGTCTGCACAAAGGTTGGGGAACCCACTACATCGCCCACAAAAAAAGAGAATGGCTTTGGAAAAAAGAAGAACTCGTGTACTTCCCCGAAACAATATACTGGCCGTACCTGAAACAGATCCAAGAGCAGAGTCGGGTGAAATGATACACATTATCTGCGTAGCATATAAGAGGGTGATACCACTCAGGATACTGATAGACAGTTTCCTCAACCAGACAGACCCCCGATGGAGGCTTTATATAATCCATGACGGTCCCGCTCCAGACGATGTAAGAGCAGTTACTAACCAATATAACGATCAGCGGATAAGGTTTGAAGAAAGCGAACAGAGAAACGGATACTGGGGTCATCCCAACAGGAGAAAAATGCTTGAGAAACTTGTTTTCAATCGCACAGACTATCTCCTGATGACCAATGATGATAATTATTATGTCCCAAGATTTGTTGAAATGATGCTCAGCAGGACAAAAAATGGCCTTGACAAGACAGGAATGGTCTATTGCGACACAGTTCACAATTATAGCAACTACGATGTACTGAAGACAAAGATGAAGACAGGATCCGTTGACATGGGATCGTTCATCACAAGAGTGGATATTGCAAAAAAGATAGGATTCAAGTACGTTGTTGTTGAGGCTGATGGTAAATTTGCAGAAGAATGCGCCATGTATTGTCGCAAATATAAACTTGAGGTGAAATATATTCCAAAAGCGTTGTTTATTCATAACTGATGGGACCATTACAACTGCTCAAGGTATATGGGAGACAATATGATCCCATAATACTGGCCCAATACGGGGCGGCAGACAGGTTCGTTTATGTAAACACCGATGACAAAGACCTTATCCCAATCAAAATTGATCTTCCTGAAGCACCGGACTACCACCTCATTGAAGGATTCGGACTACCGGCAAAAGATCAGAAGTGGCAACCCCCAAAGATCCCCAAGAAACTTAGGGAACTACAAGCAAAGCATGAGACACTTGATGAGATCTGGAGTGAGATTGAGAGCAATCCGGATATCTATGAGCATGAGATAGAATTTATCAAAAAAGCGTGGAGCCATAGGCTTAATGGTTACTGGTTCTTTAATAACGGCATACCAACATACATTGACGGATGGCACTATTTCTACTGCGGATGGTGGAACATTGACGTAGGGTTGCCGAAGTATCGTGACCGGGATAGAAGATTCTTCCTGTTTGCCCGAAAGATATACAATGAGACAAAGGCTCCCCGATGCGATGCGAAAGGGTTTGCCATAAAGAACAACGCAGGGGAGTACGAATGGATTGAGTTTAGTAAAAGACTCTTTTACGGATTCAACTACCCCAAGCACCGTAGAGAAGGAGCGACATACAAGGCCGAATGCGTCAACTATGAGATCATCAGTCGCACGATGGGGGCATGGGGAGGGATTCAGTCCATGAATGACGAACAGGCCCGCAAATGCTTTCTGAGACACCTTGTAGGACCCTGGAAGAAACTACCGTTCTTTTTCAAACCTAACTATGAGGGATCAACATCTCCAAAATCGGAGTTGTCATTCTCTCCTCCGGCAAAGAGGCTGTCATCAAGGGGGGCATTGTCCACATCAGAACTGGGTCTGGAGTCAGGCATAAACTTTGAGATGGCCGATCCTTCAGCCTATGATGGTGACAAACTATATTTCCATCACGATGATGAGGTGGGCAAGCTCAAGAAAGGGATATCCTGCTGGGACCGGCACACCGTTGTCAAGGAATGTCTTGTCATGGGATCGGAGATCATCGGGTACACCATAAAAACATCCACCGTTGGCGAGATGGAGCGAGGGGGTGGCCGGCTCTTCAAGCACCAGTGCATGATGAGCGACTACTATCAGCGTACACCCAATGGACAGACCAGGTCCGGCCTTGCGGTGCTGTTCATCCCTGCCGATGATGGACTGCAAGGCTTCATTGACGAGTACGGCATGAGTGTGATAGGCACACCAAACAAGCAACAGGCAGAGTTTATAGGGAGAAAGATAGGTGCCAGGGAGTATCTACTGAACAGAAGGAAGGGTTACATAGATGCAGGAGATCAGGAAGGTCTTTCCGAAGAGATCCGCCTGTATCCGATAAGGTTTGCGGAGTGTTTTCGCACGGCAGCCAAGTCATCTGGCTTTAACATGAACAAGTTGGAGTCATACATTGACGACCTATCTTTCAGCCGTGCGTTGACCGTGCGTGGTGACTTTGCATGGCGAGGCAATAAGAGGGATTCGGAGGTTGAGTTCAGACTTAATCCAAACGGAAGATTCATCGTCAGCCACCAACTTGACGAGAGGGAGGCAAACCGCAAATACTGGAGCGAGGACGAAGAGACATGGATGCCCGGGAATACACAATGGGGAGTAGCCGGAGGGGACCCGTTTAAGTTCAACAAGACAGAAGGCAACCGCAAGTCAAAGGGTGGCGGTGCCGTTGTTAAGAAGGGGAAGGTCAGGGACGGAGACTTCAGCATGAGGAGGAACTTTGCGTGTACCTACGCCAACAGGACCTTTGACAAAAACATGTATGGCGAGGACATGATAATGATGTGCGTCTACTACGGAGTACAGATGTTTCCGGAAATAAACGTACCGTTCCTTTGGGATTACTTTGACGAGAGGGGATATGGAGGATATCTGCTCTACAAGGTGGATCCGAAGACATTTGAGTTCGGCAAGACCCCGGGAGGCCAGACCAGTGAGAAGATCAAACAGGACATCTTCACCGAATGGATGACATGGATTGAGAACGAGGCCGACACGGAGAAACACATTGAGGTGCTTGAGGAATGCCGTGACATAGAGGGACCGGAAGACATGACCAACTATGACCTCTTCACAGCAGGAGGATACGCTCTTTTAGGAACGCACGGCATATATGATGAGATGGCGAAACTTGATGAACAGGAATATGACATAGATGCCTACATCAAGAAAAGATATTACAAGCCGAAATAAAAATGATAACTTTATAAAAATTTTAAAGGATGGTAGTACCATACGACCAATACAGCACAGGCTCATATCCTTTCCCGGACGACTATATCAACCCCAAAAAGAAGGATAAGTCTTGGGCGAAAAAATGGGGTGAGGCGATTATCTCCCAGTGGCTTCAAGGCCGTACATGTCTTCCATATAATAGGCTCAAGGAGATACAGGAACTCCGGGACCTGGCAAACGGCAATCAAAGCATCCTGAAATACCAAAAGATATTACTTGACGAGAGCGAGGAAGATGGCGCAATGGAAGGCTACATGAATGTGGACTTTGATGTGTTTTCCGTAATGCCCAAGTTCATGCGTGTCATTGAAGGCATGATGGAGCAGACGGAGCATCAGGTCATAGCGACTGCCGTAGATCCCAAAAGCAGCCATGAGAAAGAAGAACAGAAGTTGCGTACTGCATTTGACATGCAGTTTGGTGATATCGTCAATGAGATAGAGGCCGGCCTTGGTCTTGAGAAAAGAAAAAAGTTCATGCCTGAGAGCGTTGAGGAGCTGGATCTGTATTCAAGCATGGGAGGCTTCAAACTGAGCCGTGAGACAGAGATGGAGGAGGGATTGGATTATACCTTCTACATCTCCGACTGGAAACAGACAAAGATGAAGATGGTGCGTGACATGGTCACGTTCAATGCCTGCTGTGCAAAAGACTACACGGATAACTTTGTCGGAAAAGTAAAGACCAGGTACGTTGACCCGGCCATGTTCATAGGCCAGTATTCCAACAACTATGACCATCGAAACATGGAGTGGGCCGGTGAGATAGTACAGGAAACAATATCCACGATCATCAAACAGGATCCCACCGTTGATCATATCGCCTTACAGAAACTCGCAAAGACATACAATGGCATCAATGGCAACATCCAACTGAGTGATCTTGACATAAACGTACCATGTGACGAGGGAACCATATCAAGTTGCAAGTGGAACAACTTCAAGATTGATGTCCTTGACTTTGAATGGAAGTCCGTCAACAGCGAGTATTGGACTACGAGGAAGACCCAGTATGGCGAAGACCTGACTTATGAGGAGAAATGGGGAACCACGCAGGACACGGAAAAGAAAAAAACGAAGGTTTATGATATTCATGTGATCTATAAGGGGAAATGGGTCATAGGAACAGATATAGTCCTTGATTTTGGACTTCAGCACGACATACCAAGACCCGATGGCAAAGAGGTGGCCCTGTCGTATCATTTTTTCAAAAGGCCG